CTCTCTGGCAACTCTCGCCCCTCGTTAGAGTAATGAGAACCAGTTGGCTATATTAACATGTAGTCAGGAAGAACCATAACATGCTTAGGACAGTTCTACGAGGATCTATAATCATATAGGGAATCCGAGAACTCTAATTAAAACCTAAGCAAATGCAAGCAGTCCCTCTCTATTGCCGTTCCGCGTATTCGAACACTCCTCGCTGAGGAGCTCTTCACATACATTACATATGGTGTTCTTATTTGAACAGGAGTCGAAAGGCTTACCCGTGTAATGGTCCCAGGTTTTGATCTGCATTCAGTTTAGTCTAAATGCATAATCCTTTTCCTTATATATAAATCAATATAGTAAGAGAACTTGGACCGTCAATAACCGCAGCTCACTTATGATCAACTTTATCAAGTTGAATCATCATCAAAGATCATAACTCTATTTTTAATAAGTTTTGATACTTCAGGAGTCTTAGCATTTCGAATAAAATCGAGAATTTTAAGATCATTCCGTATTTCCACTTTTCTAATAGGTTTTATCTTCCAGAACTGCAGCTGTGCCTCAATAGATTGCGCTTTCATGAGGGTTTGGAGAAGTTGACTCAAGTTCATCTTGTCAAAATCACCAACACCTCAAGCAATAATATCTAGAGGGCCTGTCCCAATATCCATCATAGTCAGAGCGATCGAAATTAATTTATTTTGATCGCCTACTGGCATCTGATTTCAGTCAGGAAAACCGACTATGAAAGGACGATTCGCTTCATCATTAAAGCGAATTTTCTTTAGGTTCAGCTTGTTCTTCGCTCAGATATACGAACTTTGCCTACTTCTATTCGAAATATTATTGTTCTCGAGTGACGAAGGGAGTCAGTGTAATGCTACCAGTTGAGCATTTTCTAGACTATATTCCATACATCACCGATCAAGCAATTTATTGAGTTTCAACCTAATTGACGCCTTATAGGAATACATTCTGTTTATATTAAACATTATGGCTTCTCTACTTGGAATCAAATTGGTGAAATCAAAAGTCGGATCAAGAAATCCTTTCAAAATATCTTCGGACACTCCTTTTTGTAATTGGACGAATTTTCGTCCAAAGAAAGATAGTGGCTTCTTAGGATCTACTAAAACATTAGTAGCTGTCTCGAAAGACAGGCGGCCTTGTTGAACAAGACGCATCATAAGAGCGATGTAGGGTAACTGGGTCTCTTTAATAAAATAACGAGACTGAAGGTTTCCTAATCTCCAAAGAACTTGATTCGACTTTCCCCAACCATTCTGCATTAATCGAACAGTCTGTTGTAATCTGCCAAAGAAATTATTGGACATTAACATCTCTTTAAAAGAAAGAGGTGAAACGTCATATTTTCCTAGGGAAGATCGTTTTGCAAATTCTAAACTAGGTTTAGTTGCAACAACAGATTTAGCTAAATTAATAGATACTCCTATACCTTGGCATAGTTTTAAATATTCTTTAGCGACGATGTCATCAAATATGACCAGGTCGTCACCTAAAATCTCATAGCCTTCAAACCAATCAGGATATCTCACCCGTCCGGTGATGAAAGCGCAATATTGAAGCATCAAATGATGCGTCAATGCTAACATCGCCCAAGACGAAAGAGCACCCATTGGTTGTCCAACAGCGTATCTAACCTTTTCTTCAGTAATCCCGTAGTATTTACCAGATGGAATGACATAATCACGATTAATGATTATTTCAGACCATAAAGTACCAATATTATTTTGAAAAATAGAATTTAATATGGATACCTGGGAAGATACAGGAAGACGATCAGTAGCAGCCGTTAAATCATAGCAAAATGATTTATTGGCTACTAAAGATTTATCTACCGCCCTTTTAAAAGCCGCAGACTGATCGAATGTTCCATCATTCGGAATATGTTTTAATATTCGGAATAATGTAGCATGTAAAGGTTTCAGTAAGGATTGAGTCCAAATATCAACCATAGCAAAAATACGTACTTTACCAGCAGGCTCTTTCTTAAAAGAAAGCTGTCCTATAGGAGAAGTATGTTTGTTGTTAGGAGGATAAATGGATAGAAATTCATTTCCGACTTTCTTACCCTTAAAAGTGGTATTATAAAGAGATCCTAAAGTTAGAGATCTAATTATATTCCACTGTTGGCCTAAGCCCTCACTTTTAGTCATTCTCATATAAGTAATGAAGCTCTCAAAAAGAGGGCTGTTTACTATTGAGAACTGATCCATAAAAACCCCGTGTCAAGACACTGAGCTAGAAGGTGAAGCTGTATTAAGTCTTATTAAGGACTTTGCAGCTAAAGAACTAAACTTTACTTGTGTACGCTTTTGAATAAATGAATAGGAATGAATTTCTAATCATTTATTAAACGATTCTAAGTGAAGCTTATCACCTGAGAAAGCTTGAGTAATTGTTTCTAATTTCGCCTTATAAGGTCCCTCAAGGACCCGATAAATCGAAAGAAGACTCAAATAAAGCCGAATAATTTTTAAGTTATTGGCCCCAATCAAGATTCTATCTGATCTACTTATGAAAATAGGTAGGCCAGATCTAGTGAGTCGCGGCATAGGCATATCAGGTTCAATCTCCCTCAAACTTTTGAAGGGGGATCCAGATATGTATTTCTGCACAGCGAGTTGGCATACTTTAAGGTATTTGATAGTGAAAGCTGAACCGTGATGTTTATTAATTTTTACAATATAATTGTAAAACTTTATAAGACCACGGATACGGTTAGTAACCTTAGTTGATAGCATGGATAGGGTCGTTATACGATCTCCTATCTTCTGTACAACTAACTTCAAATGTTTTAAATTTGAAAGTGATACCAAAGATCCAGCTTCGAATATTGACTTATATAATCTTAAACCTGAAAAGAAAAATTTATTTTGATTTATTTGACTTTTCATGTTAAAATTAATAAGATATAGACAAAGTAGGACCTTTTTCCGCTGTTCCAATCAAGGGACGGCAGGCAAAAGGGAACTACCCGCTTCAACCAGTGGTTTATAACCACTAATCTTGAAGCTATATATGTACAATCGCCAATATAAATATCAAAAATATTGATAACCCCAGAAATGGGCCAATATTCACATTAACGGTCATACCCCTATACTAGGGGGGGTCCGAACTCTGAAAAGAG